AGCCTCTTTATAGGGCATATAATCGTATAGTCTGTCCTTAGGTATAAACCAGGTCTCCTCATCCTCTAGCTTATATTCGTCTATACGGCCTAAATAAACAGGGTAATAACCTACTAAAAATAGGGTACTAAGTGATGAGCCTTGCACTAGGAAAGCTACATCGCCATCGCGGTCATAATGACGCAGGATAAGATTATTAGACCGCGACCAGCGCACCTCGACATTATCGCCTACGTCAGCTTTATCCTTAAAGGTGTTAAGTCCGTTCCAGTCAAGCCCTAATAACCTGGCTACGCCTATCTCAGCGCCGTAAGCCATCTGCATCTCATACTTACGCTCGTAGTCATTTTTCCAGGGTACGGCTCTAGTGTGAGGGTTATCCGTCTCCTGTGTTTTCTTTGACCACTCAATAAAGAAATCAGCCGCCTGTCTAGCTAATTTCATATCGAGATCGTGTAAGGGTAACGGCCTCATTTTTTCCAGGGTTTACCCTCTAATGACATAGGCGTACATTGTTCAGTGTATGGCTTACGCTGACAAAATAGACCCTCGTATGGCTTACCGCTATTACTTGTCCCAGATCTATAAACGCGGCAGGCCATCTCTCGATGGTTGCAGTAAGGCTCACCCTCAGGCGGTACTACTTTCGTAGGCTCTGACTCTGGTCGCTGTGAATCTAAAAAGGCTGCTAATTCAGGATTATCAGTCTCTACAGCTTTAAGAGGTGGCACAGAGCGTAGAGGTGGCGTGAAAGGTGTAGCCGCCAGCTCTACGCTCGAACCGTTGCTATCTGCTCCCCATAGATCAAGAGCGACGCCAAAACGCATAGCTGCATTTTTTATAGCGTCACTGATAGCAGTCTTAACCGCATCTGCCCCTTTTTGATGCGGCTCAGATGCACCGTAACCAATTCTAGTTACGCCGCATACTGTAAGTCTGATCCATAGGCCGTTAAATTCATCTAGTACAGGAGAGCCATTATCAGCTATAGCCATAGGCTGCCAATACCAGGCAGGATCTACAGAAATTAATCTATCTGTAACTACTGCGTGATTAATAAAATTATAAGATCTCTGTCCTACATTTTTTGCCTCTATCTGATCATCTCTAAAAGGCGCTCGTAACGCTTTAGCTTTGTCCTCGTTCATTTACTCGATCTCCTTACGTCTCTGTGACTCGACATAGATATTTAACCAGGGCAGCGACGTCACTCGATGCTCTCGAATTGCATCTAACACAGCTGCTCGACCCTCAGGAGAGAAGCGTGTAGAGACGTATGGAGCTTTCGTATCAAGTCCTATAAAAGGTAATACCTCACCTGTCATAGTGCTAAATATCTGGCTCTCAGGTGTTATAGCTAAGGTGTCTAAAAATTTCTTTCGAAATGACTCGCGCACCTTAGGCTCTATTTCACTAGGAAAATTCTCAGTAACCCAAGTTACTAAAGCCTTTTCGTCAGTGACTACAAAAGATACATCTCGACTTACTAAGGTTATTTTGGCTACCTGTTGATTATCGATGATGGCTTTAGTCATATCAGCGCCTACATTAGTTAGCTCATCTCTGGCTAATTCTCGTAATGTATTAGTCGCCTCTGTTACTGCATCTTTTATTACTGTTAGCGCTGCTAATTCTGACGCTATCTCTTTTAAGTTCATTACACACCTACTAGATCTGAAATTGGTTTAATATCGCTTAGGTCGTCGACCAAGTAGTAACTACCGCTAGGATGCTTAGATGGAGCAGCTACTACGTAACCGTTCCATTTAATATCTACACCCTCGCGCCATTTACCAGGGAAAGTCATATCGGTAGATGCCCAGTAGTAGTAATGAAATCCATTACCTGTCTTTATACGTCTGGTCTCTGTTAGGCCGTCTGTAGTACCACCATTACGTAGATCTACGTCAAAGACGACTAGATTAGATGGCTTACAGGCGATGCCTATGTTTATATCAGGCTGAGCCTTGAACCACTTATGAATAACCTCTATATCGTCTGTGGCGCTATGTAGTCCACGTGGAGCGAATCTCTTATGAGGCTGTTTAGCTGCTACACCTAGAGGCAGGATCTTAAAACCTAGAGCTGCATAGGTAATCGCGTAATCATAGATACGGTTCATTATTGCTCGTATCTTGTCGATGGATGCCTACGAGCCGCTACGCGACCGCGTATAAATCCTACTTGATGACCGTTATAGTGACCGTAATAATAACCAGACATAAAAATACCTATAGCACATAGGAATATAAATAGATCTGTGTACTCTTTTATAAATTGCATTTCTGTCCCTTTGTCTGGAGGGTTGAGGGGTTCCAGACCCATTAATAGTACTACTGCCTCCAGACACTCAGGCAGCGCGACACGCCTACCTCTAGGGTTACTTTATGGTTATAGCCCAGGCTCTTTAAGAGCGCTGGATTACCTACGCGGTAGGCCACGCCCTTAGGAGCGCCTTCATCGACCTCTACAGCTGGTTTGTAGCCCATCTGAAAGGCTACTAGGTTAAATAGCTCCATAAAGGTAGTAGGCCTGCCTGTAGATAGGTTTATGTTTATGCTCATACGGTCTTTAGCCAAGAGCAGGGAGGCCTCTACTATGTCGTCTATATGTATCCAGTCTCTAGTAGTTAAGGCTGATCCCCAGATAGTAAAAGGATCGGCTTTACGAGCAGCTCTCTCCATAAAGCTAGGAAATGGATACTCTAGGCTTTGATCCTCGCCGTAACCGCTAAAAGGTCTAAGTACAGTAACGGTGAGACCTTCACGTCTTAGATGCTCGCAGAGCATCTCTCCAGTCAATTTAGCCCATCCATACGTATAATCTGGCAGTCGTATATCTCTAAGGTTTATATCGTTCTCTGTAAGCATCCTTTTTAGATCTAAAGTCTGTAGCTCTACAGGATAAGCAGCGCTAGAGCTAAAGTAAAGAATATGTCCAGGCTGTGTACGCATCGCCCAGGATGCCATCTCGCTATCTATCGATAGATCTACCGCCAGAGATAGCGGACTACCCTCGATAGTCTGTCTACCTCCTACGACTGCCGCGAGATGGATCAAAAGGTCAAAATAAGTATCATCGCGTCTAAAGAAATCTCTAGCATCGATACCGTCTTTTATGTCTACATATGTAACGTTATGATCTAACAGAGCGAACTTAAAGTGACGACCGACAAAACCTCGATTACCAGTAATTAAGATTTTCACGATAGCGCCACTATAAGGTCTTTATAAAATTGGCTATTAATAAAGTCCTCGTAGATTAATCTATCGTGGTTGTAATACTGTTCTGAATTAACGCGTGCATAATGATCATCCATCGCACCCTTAGCAGCTAGTGGATGCATATGCTCAATTACTATGTTTTCTGCATAAAACAGTCCATTAATATCCTGGCCTAATTTTTTCCAAAAATTATCTAGGTATAGATGCTTAGCTTTAGGCTGACACATACCTTTAAGGTTTTCTACTATGCCTCTGGTCATTAAACAGGCTGTAGGTAGATTAGCGCCTTGCAGTAAGTCATTACCGTAAGCTATTCCTTGTCTATTACCTGGTATCTGTAGAGCTAAAAGATAGTCCCAGAAATCAGTACGCGGTACGTGATCATCTCCTAGAAAACCAAAATAGGTATAGCGATCATATTTAGTATCGTCTAGTAAAATCATCGCAGCCATATTAAGAGGCTGAGCCATACCAGCGGCGGTTATGTGATTAGTTATTATATTTATGTCGTCTATCGCTTGATAATCGCGTAGCGACCAGTCATCTATATCGCAGACAAAATATAAATCTGCTACAGCTTTAGTATCTTTCCAGGCTTTAAGAAGCCTTTTTGCGTTTTGAGGCCTTCCCCTGGTTGGTACAATGAATACACTTTTTTGCATTTTGTCCCTCTCGATCGTGGTCTTTGAGATGCGTGAATAGCATACGCCTAAGATCTCTTAGATCGCCTAATACTTCCTCAGCAAAACCGTTAGAGACAGGGCGGCTATTCTTTTCTGCACGTGACGCGAATATAGCGGCTACCCCTGATATGGTCGCAGCCGCTATAACGCCTAGCTGAATTAAAAGACTATCCACGTCCTAAAGAATCCTTAGGATTTAGATACCGCATAAGAGGCGGTAATACGGCAGCTGCCGCAGCGCTAGTTAAACCCTTTATAGTTACGTCGCCAGTAGCCAAGTAATAAGCTAGAGCTGCGCTAAGCGCGGCGCGAGCCCAGGAAGCCGCCACCTGTTGCGCTGTCTTAATCTGTTTTTTCTGGTTCGCCTTCATCGGTCTCCATTTCTAAACCTCTTATCAAGGTCTCGACTTGCACTGCATTTAGAGCTATCTCAAAATGCATTTCATCTTTACGGTTACGATAATTACCGCCCCATCTTAGACCATATTTACGGCATAAACGGTTAATTACCCTTACTTGCTCATCGTTAAAAGTACCTACAGCCGCTAGAGGATGTTGAGTAGCATTTAGATCTATCGCTGTACCGCTACTGTGATTAGAGACTACGGTATTGGATCCTCTGACCTTGCGATAGCAATAGCCCCAGTCGTCCAGGGTTTTACTTTCATCTATAGGCTCGACTAGCTTATGAAATTCTGCAGCAAAACCAATTAGTAAAGGCGCTACAGGTTTAGCTACACGTAGCTTTAGATCTGTACCAGGGACGCTCTTACGAACTATGTTAATCGCTTCTGCATCTGCAGAGGCAGGCCATCCGTTAGCGCTTTTTTCCATAGCTATAAGCCTACAGCCTCAAAGTCGTCTATTTGATCGTCGATAGTTCTAGTTATGGGATAAATGTCGTCTACCATAGACAGGAACTATACCTCAAGATGGTTACAGTGCTGATTCTTGAGGAACTATCCCTCAAGATTATGCTGAGGGCTTGCCTAGTGTGAGCCCTTCAGGGATCGGCTGTTCATAATTCCATTCGGCAATATAATCGCCCAATCCATCAGAGTCATTTTGTAAGTTTATTTGGCCGTGAAAAATGTATGGCTTATCAATTAAATCAGGATAAGTTTCAATAATTATTTCATAAAGTGTTTTCATTAGCTTCTGACTCCTACTGCTGTAAAATAGGAACTTGTTGTTCCGTTATAAAGTGAAGTTTGAGTTGTGTTGATATACACCTCTGCATAATCTGAACTTCCATTGAAATACATTATAGTAGTATTTTGAGCCTTAAAACCTGGCGTTCCACCGCTAGGGCCTATAGCATAATTACTTCCGTTCTTGAAAAATAATACAGTTAGTGTTCCAGCATCAGGATTATATTGTGTAGCAGTTAAAATATAATAACCTGCAACAGTTGGCGTAAATCTTGAGCTGGCAAAATTGTTGTTAGTATCCCAATCTTCAACTTCATAATTTTTTTTAGTATTTGTGTAGGCTGATAAACTTTGGTCTGTATTTGAGTAAGCCCTAAAAGTTGGTAAAGAAGTTGTAGCAGCAGTTCCCCACTCAGGCGCGGTTGCTCCTGAATTGACTTTAAGAACTTGGCCTGCTGTTCCTATACCTAGTCTTGCTACAGTATCCGCAGCAGTTCCATAGATTAAATCTCCAGCAGTAGTAACGACATCTGCTACAGGATCAACAGCCCATTTTAAGCCTGTAGGTGAAACCGAACTATCCGCTACAAGTGTGTGGCCGTTGGTGCCTACGGCTAGGCGGCTAAAAGTATCTGCACCTGTTCCAACTATTAAATCGCCTTTAGCA